GGCGGCATCCGAAATGCAAAAAAAGCCACATCTAAGCGTGTAGACGGTGGCTTTTTTGTAAGCGAAAACGTTCTTTTATAAATAGATGAAAAGACAGAAATGGAAATGAACGTTTTTATGAATAATCCATCCACTCAAGGTGAATGGGATATCGAAGCTTTAGGGAAAATGTCGCTTGATTTCGATTTTGATTTAAAGTCAGCGGGGTTTACGGAAACCGATATTGATTTTCTCTTTGATGGTGATAGCCGTTTCTCGGAGATATTTGAAGATACGAAAGAAGTTAAAGCCACAAAGGAAAAGATCAAGGAAATCAAAGATCACAGAGATAAAAGTACTGAAAAGCTGAAAGATGAACAAACCGGCAGCTTTTATTTTACGGTTGTTTGTCCATCCATGAAGGATAAAGAATATTTGATGCGTAAGATCGGCGTACCTGTTTTTGAGCAATACGTGAATGGCGATTTAATTAAGCGGAAAATAACGGAGATGTAACCCGTGGCAAAACGTGGCCCGAAAAAAATAAAAGTTAATTGGGAAGAGTTTGACAAGCTGTGTTATTTGCAGTGTACTCTCCGCGAAATTGCATCATGGTTTGATTGTTCTGAAGATACGATAGAACGTCGATGTGTTGAAGAAAAAGGCATGAAATTTGCGGATTATTACCGCGAAAAGGCTTGTAAGGGCAAGATATCATTGAGAAGATCGCAGTTTCAAGTTGCGTCGAATGGCAATGTTTCAATGCTGATTTGGCTTGGGAAACAATATTTAGGGCAGTCTGATAAGCAGAATATTGTGTCAAAGGAAGACCGGTTTACGCTGAACATCGATTTCGGAGATGGTAAGTAATGCCGGTTATTGAATATAATGCTGTTAAGACGATATCAAGGCTCCATCACTCCGATGCTTTTGTTCGTGGTGTTCGGGGGCCGATTGGGTCGGGGAAATCTGTAGGCTGTTGCTTTGAAGTTTTTCATAGAGCATTAAAGCAACGATCATTTAATGGTGTTCGACGGTCGAAATGGGCCGTTGTGAGGAACTGTTATGACAAAAAAACAGAACTGTTGACCGAAAACGGATGGAAGCTCTTTAAAGATTTAGCGCCCGGCGAGAAGGTAGCGCAGTTAAATGATAACGGTAGCACAGAATTTGTAGAGCCGACTTATTATTTTAAAGAAAGATATGAAGGCGAGATGATTGGCTTTAAAAATGAGGGCGTCGATTTTCTCGTGACTCCAGACCATAGAATGTTGGCATCAAAAGTTAAAACACGCAAAAAGGTCTGGGGAGAATATGCGTTCTATAAAGCTCAAGATATTTATAATAAAACTGGCTATAGGGTAAAAAGAGATGCAGATTGGGTAGGTGTAGATCCTGGGTATTCCGTTGATTTTTTTAAGTGGCTGGGTTTTTGGTATGCTGCGGGATCTTGCGGAAAATATGAATGCAAAGATGGTTATACAAGGCATCAATGCGTTATAACGCAAAACCCATCAAGAACAAATCCTGAGGAGTTATTTGTAAGTGCAAATCTGCCATATACTGTGGCTGCGAGGCCAGATGGTGACTGTTTGACATATAGGTTGTCTGTTACAGATGATACAAAACCCATAATTGAAATGTTATCTAAACTTGGAAAGTCTTACAATAAATTTGCTCCGCAATGGTTGAAGAATGCTCCAAAACATCATTTACAGGCTTTCATCGATGGTTTTCATTTGGGTAACGGATACTCAAAAGGTAATACAAGGTTTTTGTGTACATCAAGCAAGCAGTTAGCGGATGATTTTCAGGAAATTGCGTTGAGGGCGGGATTGGTTGCGAATATTGCATTAAAAGGTATCGCTGGTAATAAGACCGGTGGCTTTAATTGTAATTATGACCATTATTGCATTACGATTGTAACACCTAAAAAACATAGACCATTACTCAAGGTTTCAAAGAGTCAATGCAAAAAAGATTTTGGATGGTATAAAAAACATTACGACGATATGGTGTATTGCATTGAAGTTCCTACACATAAAATTTATGTTCGTCGCAATGGAAAGGCTCTATGGTGCTCTCAAACCTACGGTGAATTGAGGTCAACGACGATTCAAACATGGCTGGATTGGTTCGGTGACTTGACAAGAATTGTTTATGGTCATCCTATCACTGGCTTTTTCAGTTTCCCGGTCGGAGATGGAACTGTCGTTGAGTGCGATTTGATATTTTTGGCACTTGATAAGCCTAAAGATGTCAAGAAGTTGAAATCTTTAGAGTTAACAGGTGTCTGGATCAATGAGGCGTCAGAGGTGCCGGTTTCTATTTTGAACATGGCAACCGGTCGTGTTAATCGATATCCGGCGAAACGACAGGGCGGTTTTAATTGGTCAGGTGTGATCATGGATACCAACAGTCCCGATGTGGATAATTGGTGGTATAAGTTGGCGGAAGAGCAGATCCCGGATGATTACGAATTTTTCAACCAGCCACCTGCTTTGTTGTTTCAAGATAAAGACTATATCCCTAATCCTGATGCTGAGAATATTGAAAATCATCCTATCGGATATGATTACTATTTTAAGCAGCTTCCAGGTAAACCGAAAGAATGGGTCGATGTTTTTATCCTCAATAAATATGGGAATTCTGAGCCGACGTTAAAAGTTTATAGCGATTATTCTGAGCAGAATCACACCAATAGAGTTTTTTCGCCTGAGATGGGGCATATTATCTGGACTCATGATTTCAACTTCACGCCGTTAAGCTCTGCAATTCTGCAACAAGATGATAACGGTGATGTTTTTGCTGTGGATGAAATCATATTAAAAAGTGCTGTGGCCAAACAGACCGCTTATGAATTTTGTGAACGGTATAAGGATTATAAAAACATTCCAGTTTATATATATGGTGATGCATCAGGGCATGTTGGCGAAAAACACGGCCATGCTTCGGATTATATGCAGATTGAACGTATTTTAAAAAAAGAGGGGTTCCGTGTGCGAATGCGGGTCCCAAGATCTAATGGTGCGATTAAAGACGGCCAAAATAGTTTGAGAGCTAAGATATGCGACGCTACTGGAAAGCGATCTTTGTTTGTTAACCCTCAAAGATGTAAATACACAGATCGTGGTTTGGCGACGGTACAATTAAAAGAAGGCTCTACTTTCCAAGAGGAAGATTCCGAATTCCAGCATATTACAACGGCAATGCGCTACTATACCAACGTTGAATTCCCGATTGCTGGAAAAGTAACCGCCAGAACGCAAACATTGAGGCTATAATGCAAAAAGAAAACAATCCGGCTATCCCATCTGGAGAATATATTGATATGATGGATAAACTTGAGCTTTCACATACCCTTTTAAAGGGTACGGACGGGATGCGGGAAGCTGGTGAAAAGTTTCTGCCGCGTGAAGAAGGCGAGCAATATGTTGATTATGTATCAAGAATCAACCGGTCTTTTCTTTTCGGCGGACTGGAACGAACGCGGGACATCATGGCAGGAGAGGTGTTTGATAAGCCGGTTGTGCTGTCGGGAGATACGCCACAAGACATCCATGATTTAGCGTTTAATATCGACATGGAAAGCCGCAACCTGACGCGATTTAGTCGGGAGTTTTTGGCGCAATCGCTGATTGACGGAATCGGGCATATCCTGGTCGACTTGCCGTCATTGCCGGATGGTAGACGAACGACTGCAGCCGAAGACAAGAAGGCAGGTCGGCGTCCGTATTGGGTGCATATCCCTGCTAAAAACCTGATCGGTGGTAGAGTTGAAATATCGGGCGGTGTCCCAACTCTGACACAAGTTCGCATCAAAGAAACCGTTAGGGAGCCATCTGGCGAGTTTGGCGAGCAGACGATTGAGCAAATCAGAGTCTTGGAGGCTGGAATCTGGACTGTATATCGCAAAGGCAGTGATCAGAAATCCGGTTGGGTGGTTTACGATAATGGGACAACCGGGTTAAACAAAATCCCCATGATCACCTATTTCGCAGGCCGAAAGAAATCGTGGATGGCTGCTGTGCCGCCGCTTCAAGGTCTTGCCGAGTTGAATCAGCAACACTGGATTTCGTCGTCAGATCAAAACAATATCCTGCATGTTGCCAGGGTGCCGATTTTGTTCGGTCGTGAATTGAACACGAACGATAACGGGCAGGTCGTTATCTCGGCCAAAAACTTGATCCATGCCGACAGTCCCAGTGCGGACTTGAGATATGTTGAACATTCAGGGGCGGCGATAGAATCCGGATGGAAAGACCTTGACCGACTTGAGATGCAAATGGCCTTATGGGGGCTTGATCTCATTACGCAAAATCGGTCTGGTAACATCACGGCTACTGAGCGAGCGATGGTAGGTAGCAAGACCGGCAGCTTTTTGAACGCCTGCGCCCTTGAATTGCAAGACACTTTAAATTCGGCGATTGAATTGACTTGCGAAATAATGAATATTCAGCATTCCGGTAGCGCAACCGTCAACACTGATTTCAGTCTTGCTTTGGCTAATTTTGATGTGCGTGTGCTGCTTGAGGCGTTTAAATCCGGCTTGCTTGATCGGCGTACCGTCCTTGAAGAGCTGCAAAGCCGTGGAGTTATCAACGATGGCCG